GATATTTCGTCCAAAGTGATCTGGTCTGTTCCAGACGGCATGACCGTTCAGATTATGGACGCTGGCTTTACCCCTTCTTTTGCAACAACAATTGGGAGTGGTGATGGGGCCAAGATTAACATTGGGTTTTCTAACTCAACAGGTGGCTCGGCAGACCCTGATTATTTTATTGATGATCAGGTTATTCCAACTGGTTTGGCTTTAGGTGAGTCCTGCTCTGTTCTGAGAGGAAACTGGTCTTTTGCGCTTGACGGAGATGGAAACCCAAAAACTACTCTCACATCAGGAAACCAGTTGACACTTGCGGCAACAAAGCAATCTGCTGGTGGCGGTTCAACTGTTGGGACTCTCTGGGTTCGGTTGAAGTACGTTTCAAATGACGCACGAGCAATCTAATGCCTGAACTGGAACTTTTAAGGGTGGGGGACAGAACTCCCCCATCCGGCTTTGTTGCAGACTTGAAGGCGTTTGATCCAGACTTGAAGATCAAATGGTGCAATCAAGACGAGGCGTGGATCGTTTACCAAAGCGTGAAGCGCAATCGTCATTGCGGTGATTGGAACGGCAGTTCTCTCTACGAGGTTGCTAAGTACGATGCTCCAGTTCTTTGGGTTCAGGACATGAAAGAGCCTGATCGTCGTGTGTTGGCGCAGTTGTACAAGCAGCGAGCCTTAGACAACGAGCAACGTAAAGAACGTCTTGCTAGGCGCGTACAGGCGCAGAAGGTAGAGCAAGAGAAGCAACTTGACGTAAAGTTTGCTGGTGCCAAGGAAGGCATTGAGCGAGACGCTTACGAGCTTCGTAAAAGAGGGGTTGCCGGAACTATCGCACCGTTCTATGCTCCTAGTGGGGGATGGAACGCTAAGGAGTAGAAGATGCCAGCCGTAAGCTTGTCTACAATGAGGACCAGAGTTAGAAGGCGGCTTGAAGATACATCTTCTCTCAATCCTCATTGGCCAGACCAAGAAATCAATGATTACGTCAACGAGTCAATTCGAGACTTGTGGGACGAGATTTACACAAGAAACAGGTTTGTTCTGCCGGTGGCTACACTGTCAGACTACACATGGCCAGCAGATCAAGTGTCTGCAGACCTGACCAGTTTAGTTGGCCAGAAAGAGTTCGATGTGTTTCTGGTGTCTCAGTATTTAGACTCTGACAATACCTTTGATGCAGCAAACCCAACGAACTACCCGGTACCTCTCACAAGGTGCAACTACGAAGAGTTGTATCGCCAGAGTGCCTACTCATCCCGGTTCTATGATGACTTTCAGTTTAGCACTGACAATGGGGCAACCTACCAGTCTGGTGTGTTTAGAAGCTCAATCAGCAGGGGTTTGTTCCGTTGGGCGTTGCAGTCTAACGATACTGGCGATGCAATAAACCTACTTATGAGCCCCGTCCCATCCAACGCTTTGAGGCTTCGCATTCAAGTGATGAAGCCTTTCCCTGCAGTGGTGGCTGATGCGGATATTATTTTGGACAATGAGTTTGACCGTTTTGTTGATCTGATTGAGTACAACACAGTTTTGAAGGCTAAGGGCAGGAGTGATGAAAACACTGACCCCGTTGTCCAAGCATACCTCCGAAGACTTAGTTATCTCCATCAGTGGCTTGAGGCCAGATCACGAACCGGATATGCAAGGGTCGTGACGGATGGCTACTAGAGAAGCGTATATACCTTTTAACGGCCCTTTCAAGGGTGTGTCTGTGCTACCGGGCCGATTGGCTCAGGGAGGCTTTAGTCCGCTTGCTGTGAACTGTGACACGTCTCAGGGCATATTGAGAAGCAGACCCGGGTATAGGGTAGTCAATCAGAGGCCCAATCAAAGGGTTCTGGGTGTCCATTCTGTAAATGACTACGATGGTCAAGCTCAAGTTCTAGCCGTGTACTTTACTGCAGGTCAGGCCAGCAAATGGGGAACTATCACTCTTCGTGTAATGACGACGGATGGTTCAGACATAGCAAGCTTTGCGTTAAGTGCATTTCCGTATGACGTTACTCCCGGGCCATATGAGTTCCCTCGGTTTGTGGACTTTATGAGCGAAACATACATTCTCTTTCCTAAAGGGACTATGTATCGTTATGACACGCTTACTCAGGATCTAACGAAGGTAAGAACGTCAGCCATACAGAGTGCAGCAATTTTCCCTTACTTTGAATCTGTTCCAGATGGCACCATATGTGAAGCCCATGGTCGGAGGCTTTTTGTTGCTGGGTTCCGTGGCGATAAGGCCATTAGCCTGACTACAAATATACCGGCTGACCAGAACCCTGTGCCAGAGTCAATTATTGATAAGAGCAGGGCTGCAGTTACGCTGCCAATGAACGCTTTGGTCTTTAGCGACTTTGATGATCCGACTGTTTGGAAGTCCACAAACATGCTGGCCGCCCCAAAAGGTCAAAAGATTACTGGGCTAGCCTCTACAGAAAGCGAACTGCTTGTTTTTACAGAGCAGACCGTGAACGTAGTTAGAGGGTTTCAAGAGCAAGGTATGCAAATATCTACCGTTGCTCAGGGAGTAGGCTGCGTAAACCAGAGAACAATTGTGCATGGCCAAGGGATGACATGCTGGCTGTCCTATAGTGGATGGTATATGTACTCAGGCGGTAGAATACAGAAGATATCTAACGATATTGGCGATATGTTTCGGCTTGAAGGTTGGAGAGAAACTCCAATGAAAGAGTTAGGGGCACTGGCGTCAGAGTTCCAATTTCCTCTTTGTATTGATAAGTCCTCTTTGTGGCAATCTTGTGGTGGCTTTGATTACGCCAGAGGGGCATTCATGTGGAGTGTCCCGATGCTGGGATTCAGGACATGGATTGATTCAGGGGACGACTACAGTGGACTCCCAGCCAAGACAAACAACTTCACCTTAGTGTTTTATCCAGCGTCAGGGACATGGGATATGTGGGCTCCTACATCTGGGAGTGGCTTTTATCCAACCTCATACACGTCCGTTCTTGAGGGGTCAAACCAGTTTATGATGTTTGGCAACGAAGATGGACAGATGTGCATTTGGGGGGCAGACACGGTTGATAAGGTGAACTTGCTTCCAAATCCATCAGACCCATCAAGGCCAGCCCTTCAGGGCAAAGTGCTTGTAGACAGCGATGAGTACGATGCGTCTGTGAAATGGTTCTGGATGTCTCCAAGGTTAGAAGCGGCGTCCAACATTACCACAAGCGTTAGGACACTTAGAGTGCGTCAAAGGGCTGTTGGGTACCAGTCTGAAGCTGAGAAAGTGGAGTTCTTTTTGGAAACAGAGAGGGCGTTTGACCAAAACAGTACCGCTTTGTCTGCGAAAGGATACCTAGACGGATCTCCTGACACAGGTCCACCAAACCCCAAGATACCTGACCATTATTGGGATCAAGGCACATGGGGTAATTTTAACTGGGCTGGGAGAGATGTGTGGAAGGCGAGATATGGGGTTAAGTCTATTGTTACTGGGCATACTATACGTGTCGGCTTCAGCGAGGTACTGACGTCAAACAAAGACTTCCTTGAGATTCACGGGTTCGATATCGAGCTTAATCCAAGGAGAGACATCACATGAAAAAGTTCCTGTCTCCTTTTAACTTTACTGGAAATTTTCTGTCTGCAGGTCCAGATGGGTTTGGGCAGTTTCAGTTTGTTACGCCGGATAGTCTGAACGAAAGATTGGCTGGCAAAATGGAAGTGCGAGCAAATGAAAGCATTGCCAATGTTATTTCTGGCATTGAGCCCGGGCAAACCATTCAACTTGCCCCAGACACTTGGACGTACAACAGCCCTTTGGTTATCACAAAGAGTTGCGCGATTATTGGTCATCCGCTTGGCACAAAAATAAAGAGAGGAGAGGGTCTAACCACTGGCCCAATGGTCTCGATTGAAGCCGACAATGTAGTTCTTCAGAACATATACTTTGAAGATGAAACGGCTTTGACGGATGTGGTTTGCATAAGCAGCGCAAACGCAAATCTTTTTGTAAGCCAATGCACGATGATGAACTTTTCAAAAGGAATAGAGAACACTGGAGGGAGTGGGCACTCATATTCGTTTAACTCCATTGGGGCAACCTCTGTAGGAATCTCTCTGTCAGGAACGTCGAGAGGGCACAGACTCTCAGGCAACTCAGTCGTAATGACCCCAGACTCAGTGCCCTCAATTCAAATGGGGATCTCTGTTTCAGCAACTGCCGTGAATGGAAACAATTGCAACAGTGGCATAAGCTTTCACAATACAGGAGCAGCACAGACATTTGCCGCGCCCGGAGGGCTAAGTAATCATGTGGCCGGGAATGTAGCGGCACTTACGGAGACAACATGAGTATACCTACACTTACAGATCCTGCGGCATCAATAACCAATGATGCTTCAGTGGTGGAGCAGAACGACCGAAACATTGCAGCGTCGATTAACAACCTTGAAAACTCCACCAACGTGGCTCAATACAAAGGTGTTAAAGTCTTTGCGGCAAGCGGATTGCTTAACCGAACAAGCACTCTTGATGGCAATTATCCAAACTATGTTACTGGCCGTCTGGTAAACTTCTTTTTGTTTTGGAACCAGCACCCCAGCACATCAGACGTTGAGTACCTTGATATATCTGGATACGCCATTCGTGCTGACAGCACAGAAGCGCACCAGCCAGATTTAATTACTGTCACTTTACAGAGATCAAGCACTGTGGCAGGAGCGTATTCAAACGTTGGGGGCATTACTTTAAACAGCGGAGCAACAGGAGGGTTAGCAAAACACCAAACCACAGACCTCTCTGCCGCGTCTTACGATACATCTAAAAGCTTTCACAGGGTAAAGGTAGAGGCTACTTTGGATTCAGCCACTGGAGATGCGTCGTGGCAAAACTTCCCAGTATTTGTTGTGGTTAAAGTTCGCATGAAATCAGCGTCTGCGTAGGAGGCAAAATGGGGAACCCAATTGTAAGAAGAATCAGAAACAACACGTTTGGAAATGGACCTGTTGTAAGGGCGAACGATGGCGCACTGCTGGCAGAGCTTCAGGGAAATGCGGCGAAAAAAATAAACATTCAGAGTTATACCAGTTATCACGACATATCTGCACAGGTGCCATGGTTTGCGCTTGATGCTCTTGACGTTTCAACTGATGCTCAGAAATCAAACCCATCGGAATCTGGAGTGGTTTGGCTTCACAGGGTTCCAAGAAAAAAAACTCTGAGCAAGGTCTCGATGTATTTTTTAAACGGAAGCATGATTGTAGGTCCGGGCCTAAAGACAGAAGTCAGGCTGATGAAAAGCGATAAGTTTCCGGGAGAGCCATCGTTTAACGTAGATGAGATGGGGGAGGTTATAGCAACTTTTGCCGTTGATACGTTGTCTGAGCAAGGAGACACAACCGTTGCGGAGGGGACGGGAGCAACAACAGGCCACACAGTCAACTGCAGGGCTGGGGACTACTTGTTTTTGTACTCCACATTCTCTATGAACGAAGGGCTGACTAAGTTTACGGACTTCACAAAAGTTGTCGATGCGGGAAAGCTAAGTCTCCATCTAGTCTTTAAGGAGGAACACGCATGAGCAATTTATCTGACTTAAGCATAAATAGCTCGGCAGAGGCATCTGAGGTTCTTGCTAATGATACAGCGGTGAAGACCTATCTGCAGAGCATTCAGCATAAAGACAAGGTTGCCCCGTGGGCAGTGTGGACTGAAACGTATTACATACCGTATGCTGGCCGCATACAAGAGGGCATAGATCAAGGGCACCCCGGGCTGATTACCAGAAACCTTCCGTACATCAAAGGGTATGTCCCAGAGGCGAGTGGTCGCAGGTTTTTAGGTGGAGATGTTCATGTTGTAAGGTCATCAAAATTAAAGCCGCTTGTTGAGTCTGACGATGGGGCTCAAGTGTCTTCAAGTGGAGACAAGATGATGATTCACATGCAGCGCACAGCAACGGAAGGAGGTTCAGAGTTTCTGACCAGTTCACTCCTGACAGATGGCGCAGGGGTATCCAGTGAGCTTCCGGGATATTTTTCTGAGAAGGCTCAAAAGTTAGAGGATGCTGATAAGGTAAGGTTCTTGTGTTACCCAAGGCTGTACTCAAACGAGCCAACCATGAGAAATAATTCTCTCGAACTTCCTGCTGATTCAAACTATATTGGTACGGGAGAGTATTGGTTTTTGTTTTTTGAGCCATTGGCTGGTATCACACCTCCCACTGGAAAGTCTACAGATGTAGGCTGGTATGGAGTGACTGTTAACCTTAAGTTTGGCTCATTATTGGAGGCGTAAAAATGTCAGAGCAACCTGCGGAAACAATGCCCGGTCAAAACAATATGGCTGGTGGGCAGAACGGTTCTTACTACAACAACCAAATGCAAGGGGCTGCAGCTACGTCTGCGACTCCGTATTCGGCTGGCTTTGGCGGTGGAGGGCAAACCTTTTATGCGCCGGGACTTGAGGCTTCATCAGCACTTCCCGGAGGGCAGACGTTCTTCAACACTCCCCAAGGCAATATGTTTGGGCAGACCCAAGGCATGGTTGATCAAGCGTATAACCCTCAAGCTGTCCAAGCGCAGAGAGAGCTTATGCTTCAGAGCGCACGTCAGGCAAACCTTCAGGGCTTGCAGTCTACGCAAGGGCAGTTGGCCCAGATGGGGCTTGGGACTCTTGGCGGTCAAGCGGGAGCCCTTAGTGGTCAGTACGCTCAAGGTGCAATGAATGAGCAGCAAGCCATGATTCAGGGCCAGCAGATGGCGCAGATGGCAGCACAGGGAGCGATGCAAGCCCAGAGCCAGATGCAGGCAATGCAGATGCAAGTTGGAGACGCAATTAGCCAAGCCTACGGAACAGCATACGATGTTGTGACCCAGACAGCACCGAACGGATATAAGATTAACGAGGCCCTTGAAGCAGACTTGGCAAACTTCGCAAACCTTTTGGGGGCTCAGGTTATGTCGGGTCAAATGTCTGTGTCTCAAGCTCAGATGGCTTTGACCACATATCCAGACAAGTGGATGCAGGAAACGGGACTGTCGAAGTACAGAAGGCATGATATGAAACTAGGTGTGCCGACGACAGAAAAGGCTTATGTGAGTGGAAAGAACCAAGATCCTTACATGGCTGAAATTGGCACCGATGAAGACTCGGGCACTTACAAGCAACTATAATAGCGAAGCAGTCAGAACCAAAGTAAAGGAGGATAAGCCATGGCAATTTCAAGAAGACCAATGAGAATGGTTGACAGTGGCGTCCAGCCCCAGAGAAGCGTTGGTGATGTCCTGCTAGAGGAGGCCGGTCGGGCTGGCATTGGACTTGTGGGAGGCGTTGCTCAGGCAGCACTCCAGCCACTGGTCACTTCTTTAGGTGCTGAAGGGTCAATTGGACGACAGTTTGTTTCTCCGGAGA